GCCTAAACCGCAGACGATTGCAAGTAAAGAACTAAAGGCATATCTAAATGCTAATAAACGTGTCACACGTCTGACGGGGCCACTAGAGCGTTACATACTCACCCGTGAACCTGAGTTTCGGGATCAATCTTACCTACACCCAAGCGACTTAATTAAGTCTGAGTGGTGCGCACTACATGCATACCACCAGCTGACAGGTAACTACGTCGCTACCCAAGAAAAGCCAACACTACGCCTACAGTCAATATTTGACGAGGGACATGCTATCCACCACAAGTGGCAATCATGGATCTCTAAGATGGGTAATATGTACGGCCTTTGGGAATGCGTATATTGCAATGAATCTTTCTATGGTACTTCTCCTGATGGTTGCCAGTTCTGTAATGAAGGCGGGTTAATCTATAAGGAGATACCTTTATCGTCTGAAAAGCACATGATCCGTGGTCATTCCGATGGCTGGGTCAAAGGTTTGGGAGATGATTTCCTCATTGAGATTAAATCAATGGGGGCAGGCACGATTCGGATAGAAGCCCCAGGGCTACTAGCTGGTGCCGATGGTGACCTGGAAGCCGCTTGGAGGGCCATCAAACAGCCTTTCAGGTCACATATGCTTCAAGGCCAGGTATATCTACACCTGTGCCACTTAATGGTAGAAGAAGGACTTGCAGAGTCCGCACCAGAGTCGATAGTATTCCTATACGAACTCAAAGCTAATCAGGACTACAAGGAGTTTGAGGTCCAATACGACCCTGAATATGTAGCCGATGTATTTGAGAACGCTCTGGATGTAAAGTGGGCAGTTGACAACAAGCGCCCACCTGCATGTAATATAGATCCAGTCAACGGTTGCAAGCGTTGCTCTACATTCCGGGAGGAAACAAATGATTAAGAAACATCCATACCGTGCTGCAGTAAAGCACATTCGTGAACTACACCATGCAGAAAAGCGCAGTGCACATGTTCCAGTTACCTGTGCAGTTTGCCAAATTCCATATCCATGCAAGACTATTCAATTAATCGACGACGATTTATATGAGGATGGCAATAATGAGTAACAGTTCACACGCACTAAATTCTCTTAGCGTTAAGGGATTTAAAATTCCCGCTAAGCCAACCTATGACATCCCAGATCTCCCTAGGGATATCACAGAACTCCATGATGAAGATCTGATGGACTTATTTGTTACGCTAACTAGCTGGACAGACTACGTATCTCCACAGGTTGCTGTGGCAGCAATTGACGAACGTGAGTGCGATCGTCTAGTATCTGTACTAGAGGCAACAGCCATGATTAATAACTGGAAAGGTGGTAGTGGTGATCGCGTTACTATTGCTAAGGCACATATTCTCCTCGACCCACGGGTTACGGAAGCACGTCAAGAACTTGATGAAAAGCATGCATACCGAAAGTTGGTAGAAACTCTTTTACAGAATCTAGAGCGCGATGCTGCGTTAGTTTCTCGTGAACTAACCCGTCGTACATCAGATAGCGGAATTAAAACTCGATCAAGGAAGTACTCAGTTTAATGAATAACAATAATATAAAAGCAAAATATGTAGGCAATCCTTTAGGAGCAAATACCTTTACAAATCCTTATGCTCCTGCAAGCGCAAAGTATGTTACTCCAGAACCTAGTTCGGTAACCTCTTCACGCACTCCCCTTACTGAAGAAGACATAAGTGTTGCAGCAATGTCTATTGAAAACGCATTGCAAGACTTAGTAGACAGCGTTGAAGAATCTGAGGGTGAAGAAATTGACTTAACAAAATCTGCTGAGTCAATAGTAAAAATGTTAATTAACAATTACTTCATACCAAACCACGCTCAAGACGACTATGAACAACGTATTAATTCTTTAAAGGATCAAATTAATTCACTTCAAACTCAGCTTATGGAATACCAAGTTAAAGAGAAAAGTTCCTATAGTCGTAATGTAAGGAAGAGCAACATGCATCATGGATATAACTCTAAAAAGGATCTGGCATGATCATTGGGTTATCGGGGTATGCACAAAGTGGTAAAGATGAAATAGCAAATATACTTCTTGAAGAAGGTTTTGAACGTGCTGCATTTGCAGACACTCTTCGTGAAGCATTGATGGCTTTAAATCCTATGGCAGGCTACGGCGTATTCCTTAAGGATGTAGTAACAGGTTTTGGCTGGGAAGAGGCTAAGCGCCGTTATCCAGAAGTACGCCGCTTACTACAGCGTATGGGTACAGAAGCTGGCCGTGATATTTTTGGTGCACAGATTTGGGTTAACAAAACTTTAGGTAAGTTAGACCCACAGAAGCACTACATTATTACTGACGTACGGTTCGAGAACGAGGCTGATGCTATTCGTGACCTTGGTGGTCAAATGTGGCGTGTAACTCGTCCTAGCACAGGTCCTGTCAATGGTCACTCCTCTGAGGTAGCCTTGGATAACTACGTGTTTGATTACGTGGTGGAAAACAAGGGAGACCTACGGGAACTTAAAGCATTGGTGCTTGCTCTAGTAAAGGTAGCATCGTGAAAGTAAAAAATTTCGGGACTTCAAATCTCAATGGGGCAGTAGCCATAGGTATTGATCAGTCCTTTGGGGGATTTGCCATTACCGCAATTGACAAGGATCAAAACTACTACACGGAGGTTAGGAAAATTGAAGGAACTGGCGTTGAACGTCTTTCTCAAGCTCGCTCTTTTCTTATTGGGTTTTTGGATCGGTACGAAGTTGAAGCGGTGGCTATGGAAGGTTATGCATTTGGAAGCCAAATGGCTCATATGGCTGGCGAACTTGGAGGAATGATTCGTATTGCGTTATTTGACAAGTATCGTTCAGATAACCCAAAAGCAGCTTTTCCCATAATTGTTCCCCCCACAAGCCTTAAAAAGTATGTAACTAACAAAGGTACTGGAGTTAAGAAAAACCAAATGCTGTTAGCTATATATAAAAAATGGGATGTAGAGTTTACATCAGACGATGCAGCAGATTCTTATGGGTTAGCCCGTATCGCTTTAAATAAGCACGATTTTGAGTATGAGAAGCAAGTTTACGATAAGTTAACAGTTAAATAGTGGTAAGGTTTTCTTAGAGGGCGCTCAAACAATCGGAAAACTAAGGAATAATAATCGTGAGCGAAACACAAGAAGACGACAAATTCTTACGAGTCAGCGGTGGATCTAATCCACAGGCCGTAGGATCAGCTATAGCCCATGCGCTATACGAAAACCCTGTAATTAAGATTCGTGCAGTCGGAGCCTCAGCAGTCAATCAGGCTGTTAAAGCTATTGCAATTGCACGAGGATATGTGGCCCCAAGGGGATTAGACCTGGTTTGCAAGCCAGGCTTTACATCTGTAGAATCCAGAGAAGGCACCATATCAGCAATTGTATTTACAATTACTGCAAGTTAACGCTGATAATCTAGCCCGTAAAGCTTACGGTTTAGGTATCAACTCTCTATCTAGAATGAGGTAAAAATGGCTAATTCGTCAGAAGACGTTGACGCAGCCCTGGCCGGTATGGCTCAGGTTGGTGCTCCTCGTGAGCCAATGGGTACATCTGCAATTGATACTACTTACTACGCATCGGCAAATACAGGTAACCAACACCTAATGCCACGTGGTAACGTACAGGCGGGCGACCCAACTGCAGGTGAAGCTCCATCAGCACGTAATCAAGTTATGCTTGGTGCGGATCGTTTAGGTGCTAAGTACACAGTATTCACCAACCTAGTTGAGTCAAATGCTCCAGAAGCAGGCGCAACTCAGGCAAGTGGCCGCATTGTTCCTGCCGTGACTAACCGTAGTCGTGGTGGATTCGATGATGGTATGGGCGCATCTTACCTGTAAGATATAACTTAATAATAATTTAATATATTTGTGGGTGGCCCGAAAGGGCCGCCCCCATTATTCGGGATACAAAATGGAGGAAGACTATGCTGTCGGAAGCAGTTAAAGAATTCAAGAACCAGCGCATTAATGCAATTAAACGCTGTATCGTAGGGGAATGGGCCTTGACCCTTTCTGAAGAAGACCAAGAAGTCTTCAATGAAGTAATAGAAGATTTTTCAATCTCTACTCGTAAATTGCTTACAATCCTTAAAACTGCAGGTGCATCTTTTAGCTTAGAAGCTATTCGTAAGCACCGTAATGAGGAGTGCCCATGTCAAGCCTAGGTGTAGAGTTAGCCAAGCTTCGTAAAGAGATGGCATTTGATGGCCCAGAGTGGCCAGTAGTACAGCCGGCTAAGCCTATTGTAATTAAGCAGCCAGCAGTCCCAAAGAAAACACCAGCACTAGTTGGTGGATGGAAGACTGCAGTTATCTTGCCTGACCCACAGATTGGTTTCCGCCAATTTGAGGGCGAGGAACTAGATCCTTTCCATGACGAGGCTGCAATGTCAGTAGCATTACAGATTCTTAATGCCGAGCAACATGACGGTGGCGTCCACCAGGTAGTTAACCTGGGCGATTACATCGATCTGCCAGCACAGGGTAAGTATGAGCAGGAAGCTGCTTTTGCTTTCACTACCCAGCATGCAATTGACCGCGGTAGTTTATTTGCTGCCGAGCAACGTGCTGCAGCACCTAATGCAAAAATCATTATCCTTGAGGGTAATCATGACCGCCGTATGCAGAAGTTCGTACAGGCTAACGCCTTGTCAGCCTTTGGCTTACGCCGTGCTAACACCCCAACATCCTGGCCAGTAATGTCCATGCCATATCTTCTACGCCTAGAAGACTTTGATGTTGACTACATTGACGCTTACCCAGCAGGTATGTGGTGGATTAATGACAAATTACGTGCTATCCATGGTGATAAGGTAAACTCAGGTGGTTCAACCGCTATGAAGTACACCAACGAGATGCCACATATTTCAACAGTATTTGGCCATATCCACCGCCAAGAGATCCAGTCCAAGACAACATTTGATCGTGAAGGTCGCATCAAGGCTATGGCTATTAGTCCAGGGTGCCTATGCCGTATCGACGGCCACGTACCTAGTGTCAAGGGCTCAACAGACTCTAATGGCAAGCCAGTAACCTATTGGGAAAACTGGCAGCAGGGTATTGCTGTTATCCGTTATAAGGATGAAGGCTCATTCCATGTGGATCTAGTTCATATTGATGAAGGCAAAACTCTCTATAAAGGTCAAGAATTTATCGCTAAGTAAGTTGCATCGAACAGAGGGCTCACCAGAAATGGTGGGCCCTTTGTCATTACTAATAATAATAGATATGAGAACATAAGGTATGAGTAGGTCAGAAGAGTTCTTCCATGGTAGTACTAGCCATTTAAATGTTGGAGATATATTACAACCCGGAGCAGAAGTCAATGAAGAAGAATATCAAGGCAGAGCAGCTCATGCCACAACTGATTTTGGAACCGCTAGCTTATACGCAGGGGGGCAGCACTTAATAGGTGCAGGAGTTAGACAGACTATGACCACAAAACGAGGAAATGTATATCGTGTAGAGCCCGTAGATGCTAATGAAATGCGCCAAGCAACCTCAAAGTTAAATACTAGAATTACTGGGCACGTAGCTTCTGAAAAAGGATTTAGAGTCTTAGGAGTAGCAACTCGTCCAGACAATGCTCCTGAATACCCTAAATTAATTGAACCTGACAATTCTTAATAATTAAAGGAAAATAAAGGTATGATTCCAGCAAACCCTCAATTTCCAGCAGAAGGTGCAAAAGCTAAAAAGCTTACAACACCTATGGGTACTTGGGT